AGCTGACCAGCGTAGAGGCCCGCTTCATACAAGCCCGGCTGCATAATGCGTGGGTCGTAGAAGTTGTCTTCTGCATCCATGTAGCGCCCAAGGCTGAAACGCATCGTTTGCGGCTGGTTTTCTTCGTCGCGGGCTTGAAGAGTGAGCGTCCAAGTCATCGTTTTGCCACCTCCAAACGCTTGTCATCTTCCATCTTTTTCAGCATCTTGTTGCCGCGCTCGATAGCACCGATTTGCCCCTTCGCCGCTGCGCCTCGCTGGTTATTGGCGGCTGCCAGGTGTTTGTTGCTTTCGCCCTGTAGTTGGGCATTTTCGCGGCGCAGCTCCGCCACCTCGCGCTTGAGTTCACGCAGGGTTTCGAGCACAGCGTTATTGCCAAGTTGCGGGTAGCTGGGCAGCGGCATAGCGCCCACTGATGGGGGGTGGGCAGGCAAATCGCGTAGTCGGCTAGCCGTTTTTGCGGGCACTACCATTTCATCGCGGTGTAACTCTGCCACGTAGCCATCGAACGGCACGTTCCAAAGGCCCGTGAAATGCGAGCCGTCGATCTCGCCGCGCAGAGCAGCGCGTATCTCAGCGAGGGATAACCCCGCCGCATAGCGCCCTTCCCAATACGCTAAACCAGCAGCATCAGGATCACGACCTAACACCGATCGGTACGCGTTAGCGACCGGTCCGCTCGCCGAAGACACTAGCGGATTGCCGTAGGCATCGGTCGGGGTGCTCGGCCCTGCACCTGATGAGCTGCCGCCTGTAGAGCCGCTACCCGTGGTGCTACCGCTAGTCCTCGCAGCGGCAGCGGTAGTGGCAGTGGTAGGGCCGCCGAACTTGCCGAGATATGCGCCGCCGGTCGCCATGTTGGCGATCTCATTAGCCGCGTGCCACCCGAATGAACGCACGGCACCTATGTCTTGATGATGCGACATCGACACGCGCAGGCCCCAGGACGGGGAGCCTGCACGGTAAAGAAAGTCCTCCACGCTGCGAATGCTGCCCTCTGCGTCTGCGCTAATGCCGCGCATGGCTGAGAGGAGCTGACGTTGCGCTTCCGCCAGGCTAATCGTCCGGCTACCGTCTGTGTCCAGCTTGTCGAAAATCCGACGCAGCTCATCATCCGAGGCCACGCCTTCAAAAGCTCGACGGAACTCGGACCAGTCGATCAGGCCGTCCAGGTTGAGGTCGATATTCTCGAAGTTGGCATACAGGTCACGATGAATGCTGTCCTTGAGCATGTCGAACTCAGAGGCCAGCGCATCGGTCTGTTGGCCAATCGTGTTTTTGAACTCTTCGGCCAGAAACTCTTCGGCGCTCAGCAGGCCAGGCAGTCGCTCCATCACATCAATCAGCTCATCACGAATACTCTGCGCGCCCGCGCCGCTGGCATACATGCCTTGGCCTGCTTGCAGGTACCTATCCGCATACGATGTGATGCCCTGCAACGCATTACGGTCACCCGCCAGTGCCTTTTCATACTGTGCCCAAAAATCAGCATCCGCCGCGTCGAGCTGCTGCTGTGGGGTGCCCATGCCCGCATCGGTGCCGCGCAACTGCGCGAGCCAGCTATTGACGTTGGCACCAAAATTAACGAGCTGGGCTTGTGCAGCGGTCAGCGCCTGGGCATAACGCTGCTGCTGACGCTCTGCTTCTTGCAGTGCCGCCTGTTCGTCCTGAATGGCCCAAATACGCCGCTGTAGCGCGTGGTTTGCAGGGTTCAGTGTCGCCAACTCCAGTGCCCGTAGTGCCGCTGTATTACCCTGCGCTTGGAGCAGTTGACGCTCTAGCTGCTCGCGTTCACGTATGCCCGCAGCGCCGCCTGCTGCTGCCACGCCTGCGGCTTCGGTGCTGTTGGCAATCATCTGCAACGCGGCATCCAGCGAGACAGCTCCGGCCTCGATTTGGGTCATCCAGTAGTAGAGATCATCTGCAGAGGCAGTACGGCCCAGCGTGCTCTGGTATTCAGCGTTCAGACTCGCTTCGATGTTGTCCCAGATTGCCTGGTTCTGACGCGCCATGGCGGTTGTCAGCTCATCGAGTGCGGGGGTTAGTGCCATCAGCTCATACGCCAGTTGCGCACCAGCGTTGGTGTTCATATCCTGCGCTTCGATGAGCTGGCGGATCTGCACAATGCTGGCAGGCATTGACATATTCAATGCGGCAAACTGCGCGTTCAGCGCTTCTTGCTGGTGTGTGAGTCGCTCTGCTTCGCTAAACGCTGTTTGATAGTAGGCGCTCTGTACTGCAGCGAGGTTTTCAGCGCCCCCGAATTGGGCCTGCAATGCACTTGCGACGTGAATAGCCCCAGCGGCGGTGACGTCAAACTGTAGATTTAGCCGATCAGTGGAATCCGCCAGCAACGCCGCCGCATTGGCGGCCACGGCCATTGCATTAGCGGCATCGTTAACGCCCTGCGCAGTACCCTGGCGGTTAATTTCGGCCTCGATGTCGCCCAGTACAGCCCCGCCGAGTTGCTGACCGATTTGCTCAAGCTGCAGCACGCGTACGAAGGTATCTGCTAGCTGCTGCGGATCGGCAATCTGCACCACCGCGTCAGCCATCGCCGACTCACTGCCCGCAATCAGTGTGCGTAGGCGCGTCTCGAAGAGATCTTCGGGGCCGGAGTGCGTGAAGCCGTGGATTGAGGCTTTCATGGCCTCGAAGCGTTCAGGGATCGCCGCCGCCGCCAATTGGTTATCGAACTCAGCCATCGCGGTGAGCATTTCGTTCAACTGATCTTGCTGCTCACCGAGTTTGTAATCTGAGAGTGCCGTCAGGCCCGAATCACCGAACGCCGATGTGCGGTCGCCGAAAACGTAAGAGTGTTGACCCTGCAGGAAATCGAAATCGAAGGTCTTTTTGCCACTGCCGAAGAGGGAATCAGCGAGGCCGCCCAGCGCGCCGCCGATAGCAGCCCCTAGGCCAGGGATAGGAATGAACGCTTGCCCCAAAGCAGCGCCACCCATCGCGCCATAGTTTGAGCCTGCATCTCTGCCAAACAGTGAACTACCCAGCTGGGTACCTACATAACCACCGGCGATGCCGCCGCCGATGCCGAGTGCCGCATTACCAAAGCCGCTATTAACGAAGGAATCGAAGCCTGCCCGTAAGCCACCCTCAGTTTGAACCGCCAGCTCGCTGCCGAAGGTGCCTGCGTAGGAGGAGCCAGTGCCTTGGAAAGCCCGGTAGGCGTTAGCGATCGCGCCGCTGCCGTTCATCATGCCGCGAATCGAAGGTAGGCCGCCGAAGGATTGAGATCCACTGGCAGCCTGCTGGCCGCTACCACCCAATCCCATGCTCGTAGCGAGCTGCACGGTAATTGGCCGGGTGATGGCCATGTGCAGCAGCTCGGCGAGGGTTTGATCCCACATGCGGCGGATGGTGTCTGTGGCGTTGCGGCTGCCGTCGACGGCGCCCAGCCAGAGATCGGCAAAGCCATCGTCCAGGCGGCGTAGGCCGTTGGTGCGCAGCTCTTCCATTGCGCCTTCCATGGTATAGAGGGCGTTGGTAGTGCTGGTGGCCAGGTCGTCGGCGTCGTTTTGTGCCTCGATGTACGCGGTTTGCAGTGCGCCGATCATGTAGAGGTATTCGCTGGCCGTGATGCGGCCCATGGCGAATGCCAGGTTGAGGGTGTTCTGGTTCTGGGCGAGCTGGAGGGTTTCGCGCCTGTTTGGCACTAAACGGTTGCGCAGGGCTTCGATGGCCGTGGCTTGGGCCTCTGTAGCTTTTGTAAGTGCTAGCGTAGCAGCAGCGGCCGCTCGTGCTGCTTCGGTGGCAGCGTTGGTAGTTTGGGTAGATCTCGCAGCGGATACCGTGATGTCATCCAGCGCTACTGCGGCGGCGCGATCTGCGGTCGTTGCATTCTCTCGCTCTGCGCGGTTTTGACGAATAGCGGTTTGAATCCTGACTTGTTCTTCCCACAGCCCGGCTAGCGACTGTGCCTGCTGATCAATGGCACCCGTGACGCTGTCTGACATTCCCTTATGGGAGTTCTCATAAAACGCCTGCCGAGCCTGAAGCTCGGTCATTTGTGCCATTGCATCCTGCGCTTGCAGAGATACCGCCTCTAGCGCATTGATGAGATTGTCATAAGAGGCATCTAATGCCGCCGCCGTACCACTGCGTATAGCAGCAGTATTTTCTTCCAAGGCATCAGTAGTGTTTTGTGCCACTACATCGACCAGCCCTAACTCTTCACGGAAATAGTAGATAGCACTTCCCGCAATCACGGCGGCACCCAGTGGGCCGCCGATCAACGCTAACGCGCCTGCGGCCACGCGAGTAGCACCGGCCATGGCCGTCGCGGCGGCGGCCTGTCGGGTGGTGGCTCCGGTGAGTACATTCAGCGCCCCGGTGGTGGTGGCCACCACGGCATTCTTGGCAGCCAATGCCGCTTGACTGGCGGCAATGGCGCCCACGTAACGGCCCGCCAGCACCACGGCCACGGCGGTGGCGGCGAACTGGATGTTGTCGATGTTATCGACCAGCGGGTCGATGGCGGCGTTCATCAGGTCGGCAGCACCGATCAGGATGCCTGCGACGCCTTCCGACGCGCCCATGGCCTGGTCCAGCTCGCCGACCAGGCGCGTGGCGGAAGTGCCGATGCGTACAAAACCGTCTTCGATTGTCGCGGGCATTTCACCGGCGCGTTCGCGCACGTCGTCGAGCGAGCCGATTAACGCGCTGGCGATTACATCGCCGGTGATCTTGCCTTCGGACGCCAGCCCACGCAGTTGGCTTACTGTCACACCCAGATGATTTGCCAGCGACTGGGCAACCTCACCCCCGTTGGCCAGCACGGTTTCGAGCCCATCGGCTTGCAGCCTGCCGACGGCCATGGCCCGGGACAGGGCATTTTGTACCGACTCGGCCTGCTGGCCACGCGTGGCGGTCAGCACCAGCATGTGGTTGAGCGATTCGGTGTAATCTGCCGTGTCTGCTGCTGTTCGGCCCAGGTCGCGCAGGGCAGAGACGTTGCTGGCGTAGGTGCGGGCGGTCTGTTCCAGCGGGGCATAGGAGGCATTGGCGATATCGGTGATGCGCTCCATCATGTCGCCCGCCGCGCTCATGTCGCCGATGGCCGCACCGACCACCGATTGCATGTCTGACCAGCCATCGGCCATGCCCGCGAGCTGGCGGACGGAGAACGCGCCCAGGGCAAGGCCCACCGTTGTGCGCAGCAGGTTGAAGTGGCTGTTGGTGGTTTGTACTTGCTGGCTGGTTTGGCTAAGCGCCTGGGTGGCTTCACGCCCGCCCTGGGTGGCTTCGGTGCCAAAGGCGCGGGCTTCGCGCTGCGTGGTGCGTAGGTGGTCTGAGACCGTCACCGCGCTACGGCCCGGTGCCGTGAGCGCGGTATCGGCCTTGCGGCTTTCCCGCTCGGTGGTGGTGCCAAATTCCCGCACGTCGTTCTGGGCATCGCGGAGCGTGCCGGAGAGCTGACGGCCATCGCCAGTGAGGGTGACGCTGAGCGTGAGGTTGTTGTTCAAAGCCGAGCCTTCTAACGTTAGTTGCGGGGTTCGTTCATGACGCTGAGCGCGCCGCGCTCGATGAGTTGCACTTGATCCAGCCGCTCAAGTTGTTGCTCTGGGGGAAGCTGGTAGAGGTTGATAACGCTGATCACCGCTTGCACATCCAGCCCAACAGCACCCCCCATGCCAGCGAAGCGCCATTGGCGGCAACAACGCTGAAATGTCTCGACGGCTTGCCAGTTCTCTGGCAACACTTCAAAGACATCTGGCTCGGCATCGAACGCCTCTGCCTCCTCGGCTAGCTCGCCGCCCAGGGTGATGCCCAAGGCGGCGAGGTCGTCCTTGACCAAGTTGGGCTTGCCGTTACTGGCTTCCGCCCAGTGCTTGCCTGCGTCGATCAGATTCGCGGACGGTTCTTTTTTGAGACGCTCTCGTGATAGGCGTTGATCAACGCAGTGCTGATCGCAGGGTCGTTTTTGGCGGCGTGCAACTTGTCCTCACCTGCCAGCTCTTTCCCTTCATCGTCCATTAGGCAAATTTCTTCGACGCCCACCAGCACCTGATCGAGCAGCAACGAGTCTGCTGGTAGATCCCGCAGTTCGTTTTGCGGTATGACTTTGAAGGTGGCTTTGAACTTGCCGCTGTTCTCTTTGCCGTGTTCGTCATACA